GGGTATCGTGATGTATTACGAAACTTAGTAGATTATGAAGCGGGTAAAACAATTTTAGAAACGGCTTTAAATATAATTAGAAAATCAGACCTTACACAAACATCAATATTTGACCAATTATGACATCAACAATGACAACCGTAGTACTGGCATACAAAGCCATCTACTATACAACTAAATTCAGTTAACATGGCATCAGAAGCAAAAATGGCACTACTGATGTTTAGTGTAGGAGTAATAGTACTAATGATAGGAATGATATACAATGACAACAACAATAATTAACTACATAAAAGAGAACGGGTTAAACCGTAAAGACCGCCACAGAGAATATGTCTATCGTAGGATGTTTTTAGCTGGCTTACTCCATAAAGAGGGCATGACGTTGCAAGCTATAGCAGATGTATTCAACTTAACTCATGCCACAATCATACATGCTATACGAACAGATAAGCACTTTATCAAAACAAATGACAGCATCTATAGAATGTACATTCAAAAAGAATTAGAGATATTTGCGCCCTTGGTAGAGATACGCAGAGACATCTTTACGGAGGTTCTGAACGCACGTAACACCACTGACTTAATGAATATAGTCAAACGGATAAAAAACAATGAATACGAGCAGCAGCCACAGGACTTTATTTCTGCCTATAATATAGTTCAAACAAATATTTATACCTAACTTAGCATACTTTGTATTTATTGATTATCAAACACCCTTAGCAAATGAGTTGAGGGTGTTTTTTTTGCAGTACACTTTAGTATCAGTACACATTATTTCCTCTCTATACTATATGTATTTTCTTTTTTAATATATATATTTATTTTTATTTATATTTTCATTTCCTCCTTTTGTAAAAATGTCAAAAAAACTGTTCAATGTGTACTATTGGCTTTGTATCCTTTGGCACTATTGACTTTTTATCAGTACACATTGCAGTACACATTGAAAATTATTTAAAAATATACAACGTATTGAAATAAATTATTATATTTGCAGAGGGGTTGTCGGAGGCATCCACTTAAAAGGTTTACTCGTTCCTTTCCCCCCTTTTTTTTATAACGAGTAATTAAAAACTAGACCATGAAAGTAGACTTTTACAAAGACAAACAATCTGTTATCCCTATTGGTAGGGCAAAGGATGTTATTTATTACCTTGAGCGTATCAGATACGGTGAGGTCAAAGAAACCATTGAGGCACTAAGAGCTGAACTGGACAAACCAAAGCGAGATCTAATCAAAGGATCATTATCTGCTGTAACATTCTGTGGTACATTTACCAGGAGAGCAAAGAATGGACTTAAGGAAGCATCTGGACTGGCAATAATTGACTTTGATAAGCTAAAGACCTTTGATGATGTTAAACTATTAAAGGATAAGCTATCCAAAGACCCCTATATTTTTTCAGCTTGGATATCTCCATCTGGAAATGGACTCAAAGCCCTGGTCAAGATACCTGTAGTGGTAGATAATGAAGATTACAATAGGAGATACAAGGCAATATACAATAATTATAAGTGGGTTAATGATGAATTTGGTGAGAATACCATTGATACCAGTGGCCAAGATGTATCAAGGCTATGCTTTGAATCTTATGATACTGACCTTTACCTCAATATAGAATCTAATTTATTTGAAGAGTTTGTTCCAGAGGATAAAGTGATTGACCCGTCAACACTTGGCTCAGTGACTAACATACCAATCCAGGACCAGGATGATATTGCTAACCGTTTGATGGTATGGTTTAAGAAACATTACAATGGATCACAAAGAAACAACTCCTATCATCTTTTAGCACTATCATTTAATGACTTTGGTGTTGAGCAGTCAACATGTGAATCTTACATTCTTCCAAATGCAGAGAAGGACTTTCCAGAAAGCGAAATTAAGGCATTGATTGCATCTGCTTATAAGCACACAGCAAAATTTAAGACTCAGTTCTTTGATGATAAGGTAACTAAAAGTAAAATAGTTGGTAGTGCTAAGATTGGTAAGTCTGACAAAGAGATATTTGAGATGTTCCCTACCATTGAGCCTAAATTCATTAAACTTGAGATTGACTCAGCCAAATCAACTATTGACCTAGAGCAGTTTTGGTCTCATGATGATAAGGGAAAAATGAAAGTATCACCTCATAAGTTTAAGTTCTACCTGGAGCACAATAATTTTTTTAAACACTACCCTATAAGTAACTCAAAAACATTCACTTTTATCTACAAAGATGATAATTTTGTTGATGAGGTATCTGAGTACTGGATAAAAGACTACGTACTTAAGAAACAAATGGAGAGTCTACACTTTGAGGTATATGATACACTGGCCGCATCTACAAGATCATTCACTCCTGCCTACTTATCCATGCTTGATACTGCACAGTTCACTGTTGAGCAGGATGGGAAGGACTTCGCCTGGATATATTACAGAAATTGTGCTCTAAAAGTAAATAAAAACAAGGTTGAGAAGGTAGAATATAAAGACCTTGACGGCTTTGTGTGGAAAAAACAAGTGATTGATAGAGACTTTATTGATGCTGACCACCATGATAGTGAGTACAGAACTTTTATCTGGCTTTGTTCCTCCCAAGATACTGAGAAATATGACTCACTAAAGTCAGTTATAGGCTACTTGATGCACTCCTTCAAGACTGCTGCCAATAACAAGGCCATAGTATTCAATGATGAGACCATGTCTGAGAATCCAAACGGAGGAAGTGGGAAGTCATTGTTTTGGAATGCCTTGAGCCATATCAAAAAAGTGGCCTCAATAGATGGTAAGACTTTTGAGTTTACCAAGTCTTTTCCTTATCAAGCCGTTCCTGTTGATACTCAGCTTCTGGTGTTTGATGATGTAAAAAAGAACTTTAATTTTGAAAATCTCTTCTCCTTAATCACAGAAGGAATCACACTTGAGTACAAAGGCCAGGATGCCATCAAGCTACCAGTGACTAAGTCACCGAAAATTGTGATCACTACCAATTATACTATCGGAGGTCTTGGAGGTAGTTTTGAGCGTAGAAAGTTTGAGGTTGAGATGAGCTCATTTTTTAATTCAAACAACTCACCGCTTGACCATTTCGGGCACATGCTATTTGATGATTGGGATGAGCTTGAGTGGGCTAGGTTTGACCACTTCATGATTAACTGCTTGACATATTACCTACAGCATGGACTTGTTGACTTTAAGCATAAGAATTTAGAGAATAGAAAATTAGTCAATGAGACATCTGCTGAGTTCCTTGAATGGATACAAGAGACTGATGAAATAACAGAAGGCAGTCGTATCAATAAAAACTTAGTATTCGATAAGTTTATTGATGAGAATAAAGACTTCAAACAATGGCTTAAGCAAAAGAGATTTACATCTTGGATACAGAGATACTGCGAGTTCTACAATAAAGAATATACAGAAGGCAATACTAATGGTACAAGATGGTTTCAGATTGACTCTAATTTGCCAAGTACAGAGGTAAAGCCACAGCCTGAGGATGATTTTATACCAATTGATAAAGCCCCTTTCTAATGGAAAAAGAACGAATAAACAAATGGCCTTATGCATATGATGAGCATAACAATCAGGTGAGCATATCAGAGGCCATAAAAATGAGTAAGCGTGATTGGTACGGCCTACCAGATAAACAGATAAAATTTAAGCCTTACTTTAACAACTCAACACCTCACTGGAAGCTAAGTAAAGGAGCATCATTTGTTATCAATGGAGTTATTACTGACTTCTCTAATTTTATTGATGAGTCATTTGAGCATAAAGAGTTCAAAGGTAAAATAATAGAACAAAAATACTTTATTTACAAGGGCCACAATGTGTTAATTGATAACGCTAAGCCAGAAGTTGTGATTGAGGGCAGTAGATATAGAGCAGATGTAAAGGCTAACTTACTGGATGGTACTGATTGCATTATTGAAGTCATAAAATCAAGTGATTTAAGCGAAAAAAAGCAACAATTTATTGATGAGAATCAAATATTAACATTTAAAATTTACATAGATGACAAAGGAAATCAAATCTATAACAGAGATTGTATCACTGGAAACAGAAATCTTGAGGAAATTGCAAAAAGAGTACAAGATGGAGAAGGAAAAACTGCAGAGCTTAGAGGCAATGTGGAAAGAGCAAGAGCAAAAAAGGACAGAGATAATAAACAGTATAAAAGAATCCATGATGAAGAAACATCAAAACTATATGGAAGAACAGCAATCTATTCAGACAGAAAAGAACATATTAGATGTGAAATTATCAACATACAAGCAGACATTACAAGATATCAAAGACAAATGTCTGAACAATCCATTGAATCAGAAATTATTAGACTTGAAGAAGCAATTTTACGAATTACCAATACCACAAACATCATTCAAGGAGTTAGCAAGTGCAGAGATAGATCAAGATATTTGGAAACGCAGGTACGAAAGATTATTGAGATCACACCAACAGAATGGTTCGGATATAAACCAAATGGCTTGACTAAGTACCAACATATATTATACCAGATATCATGAACAAACTAAACAAAGCTAAGCTGAAAGCACTTGAGCTCGAGGCACTACGTCTCAAGCACCCGACCATTGACCAGAAGTACTTAGCATTTACCGACTGGAAGGATAACTCAGCCAACTCACTCACCAATTGTGTGATTGCCTTTGTTCAATATATGGGAGGTCAAGCTGAGCGCATCTCATCTCAAGGTCAATACAGGGAAGGAGCTAAGATACAAGTGGGTACGGGTGAGATTGCTTACCATAAACAACTACCTGGCAAGTGGACACCTGGACAATCAACAAAAGGTACTGCTGATATCTCAACTACTATCAGAGGCAGGTCAGTTAAGATAGAGATTAAGCAAAAGGATAAACAGAGTGACGTTCAAAAACAGTATCAAGCTGCTATAGAAAGAGCTGGTGGTGTTTATATAATTGTTAGAAATTTTGATGATTTTGTGGTATGGTATGAATCGTTTATACTTGGGTTATGAGTGCAAAAGATAAGGCGAAGGACTTAGTGGATATCTATAGGATAATGCTAATGAATACCGATACTGAATGTGGTGAGGAGATATTGTGTACTATGATAGCTAAGTACTGTGCATTGATTGCTGTAGATCAAATGATGTTAGTACTACCCTTCACAGATATCAACACCTCACTTGGTAAGTACTGTGAGAATGAGAGAGTATATCTTGAAGAGGTCAAACAAGAAATACAACTATTATGAGATATAAACTCAAGATGCCTAAGTTTAAAGTCAAACTAAAGCACCTAAGAAAGAAATACAAACACCCAATAAAAGGAATAGATGACAGTGATCAATGCTAAGAATAAAGCATACAACATGCTATTGAATGCTCAGATGTTACATCAAGGACATGCGGCAAAGAGTGAAGCTATTAAACAAGCAGAGGCAGTGCGCTACCTGGCACCGTTGCACCTTCATAAGTACTGGGACGAGGTGATTGTGGAGTTATCAAAGATAAATATATAGAATATGACAACAAATGAATTAAGGATTGGTAACTATTTAAACGGTAAACAAGGACACGTTGTAGTTAGTGAAATTAGATTAAATAATAGTGTAAAAATACACGATAATACAAGTAGTTTTTATGTAGGTACTTGTTTAAAAGCTATCCCTACAACAACAGAATGGCTGTTAAAATTAGGTTTTATATACAATGACTTTGAAGGTCTTTATCAAAAGTCTGGTTATGATGTTGATATTTTAGATGGTGAACATTGTCACTTTTACATCCCTGAGTTTGGTAAATGGTATCAAAATACTGAGTACCTCCACCAACTTCAAAATCTATACTTTGCACTCACAGGTAAGGAACTAACATACAATTGTTAATAACTTTATTTCTCTAATATGCAAAACTTTATTAACTTTGATGAAAATACAAAGGAAATGAAAGAATTAATTAGTACGTCTGAGAAAATCAGGCAAGCAAACGAGGCAGAGAGCACTCAAGCTGTACTCAGCCTACACCAGAAGGTGTACAAATGTAAGTTAGCAATTGGCAAAGTGACCAAGAACGCTAATAACCCACACTTTAAAAAGTCATATGCCGACTTGAATGCTATCATTGAGGCAGTAGAGCCTATTCTACTTGAGAATGGTCTGCTATTATTACAACCTATTCATGGAAATAGTGTATGCACTCAGATAATAGATGTTGAGTCAGGTAATATGATTGAGTCATGTATGGACTTACCAATAGGTATGGATCCACAAAAGATGGGTAGTGCTATCACTTACTACAGACGTTACACCTTGCAGTCAATCTTATCACTCCAGGCTGTGGATGACGATGGTAACATGGCATCTGAGCCAGTGAAGGAGCAGCCTAAGCCCAAAGCAAAGGAGTCACTATCTACAGAACGGTTCAACAATGCACTGGCTAAGATTAAGGCAGGTGATTATAAGGTTGAGGAACTCAAGGCAAAGTTTAACCTAACTAAAGAACAGGAGGCAGCACTATGAAATGGAGACCATCACAACTAGGTAAACTAATGACAAACCCTCGTAGCAAGTCAGAGATGCTTTCTGAGACCGCTAAGTCAGAAATACGTAGAATCGCTAAGCAGGACTTCTACGGCTTCAACACAGAGCTTAGAACGAAGCCAATGATCAAGGGTACTGAGTGGGAGCAGGAAGGCATTGACCTACTCAACACCGTTCGCTTTACCAACTACACTAAGAATGAGGAACGAGTGACCAATGAGTACATGTCAGGATGCTGTGATATCATAACAGATGACCTTATCATTGACATCAAGAGCTCCTGGTCATTAGAGACTTTCCCTGCAACACCATCAGAAGCTGAGTCAAGTGACTATGAGTGGCAGGGTAGAGCTTACATGTGGCTGTATGACCGACCAAGCTTTGAGTTGATCTACACCATGTACACAACACCCGATGAGTTGCTCACTGAATGGGATAACATGAGCATTCACAGAGTAGACCACATCCCAAGCCCACACAGGATAACTGTAGTAAGATATGAGAGAGAGGCTTTGTATGAAGAGCAGATAATTGAGAGGCTCAGATGTTGTTCTGAGTACTACGCACAGTATGTAAATGAATTAAATAATAAATAAATGGCAGACCTAACAGTAAAAGGAGCTATCAAGCTCATCAATCCTATCAAAGTGATATCGGATAAGTTTCAAGTAAGAGAGTTCGTGATCACTACAGGTGACAAGTACCCTCAAGACATCATGTTCCAAACCCTCAATGACCGCATGGATATAATCAAACCGTATGGAGTAGGGCAGGAAGTAGAGGTATCATTCAACCTACGAGGTAGACAAGTGGGTGATAAGTTCTACAACAGCCTTGATGCCTGGAAGGTAGTAGGTGAACAAGTACAGGATGCATTCACAATACTTAGTGAGGATGACCCGTTCTAAGACCGTCTATCTACAAGATAATCAGTCCCTCACTGAATGGGTGAGGGCTGAACTTAAGGATAAGCTATCCAGTAGGAACAGAGCAGTGCACATGGCAGAGGATATCGGAGTGGCTAACATAACGCTGCACCGCTTCCTGCATGGTAAGTCAGTGAAGGGTGAGTTCTATGATAAGGCTTTTAATTACTTATTGAAATGATATGACACCAAAAGAGAAAGCAAAAGAGTTAGTAGATAAGTTGAAAAATGGTTTGTGGAAAGATAGAGGGGTAAGTATTTATTCAGAAGATGCTATATATTGTGCGTTAATAGCAGTTGATGAAATAGTAAATGCAATTAACCCGTTTGGTCAATTTTTAGGAAAAGATTATTGGCAAGAAGTTAAACAAGAGATTGAACTACTATAACAACTGAGGCTCGGCAGCCTACCCCCTAATCAGATTGATCCTTGAACAGTTCAATGTCCATTAAGGGGTGCAACAGCCATCCACGAAAGCAGACGTGCAAGTAATGCAGGTGCTTGGCAACACCTTCAATGGCAGCCAACAAGGGGAGTGTAACAGCTCCCCTTTGTTATGTCAACAACATTCACTATCTTTACCCACATGATAATACAATACATAGCTCCCTTAGTCATGACATGGTGGTTCACCCACTTCGAGCCCATACAAGACTACATCAACACCATGATACTACCCGACTGGCTACACACCGCACTTGGGTGCTGGAAGTGTACCTCGTTCTGGGCAACACTCATCTACTCACAGTCCTTCACCGTTGCATGTGCCACATCACTCACAGCCGTATGCTTGAACAAACTGATATACAACTCATAGAGTCAATACTCAACCAGCCAGAGGATAGACTACTCACTAAGAGCAGACTCATACAACTGCAACGCATCAAGAGTAGAGTCACTGGCATCAAAGACAAGGAGTGCTTCTGTGCATCGGTACGTAGGAAGGTATGGCTCAAAGACTTTAACATCTGGTATGAAGGAGCAACTGGATAGATACGTGGCTAAGAACTACAGTGAGGTGCTTAAGTATACCCGGCACTTCCTCAAGGTGCTCAACATACCCACCTCAATAGATGCAGACGCAGTCATCAACAACGCTTACATCCACTGCACCAAGGTACACCTGCCAGAGATGACTCAAAATAAGGCTAAGAGCTACCTACTCAACACCATCAAGTATGAGTTGATATGGACTCAAGGCTCAAGGACCAAGCGAGATGACATCTATAGGTCTCAAGAGCACTTAGGTGATGACATAGACGACACGACAGACCTTGACCATAAGATACAGATAGAGGAACGCTACAGCTTTAAAAAGGCAATGGTTGAGATATACAGAAGCCAGCAGCATGATCGCATCAAGCAGATAGTATTCGAGGCATACTACGATAAAGGGCACTCAACACAGACGGCACTGGCTAAGTACTTCAACATCAACAGTACCTCTGCCTACTTCCTGATTAAAGAAATTAAAGAAAATATAAAGTCAATACAATATAGGTATGAAGAGTGTTGATATCATAGGTCTTATTACTTACATCCTGGCATGGGGTGTAGTACTCGCACTACTCAATGAGAATATGTACCTGCTGTTTAAATTCTCAGGTGCAACATTAGGAGCTTATTTAATATTTATTATAATACAACAAAATGAACTACAAAATTAAACCAGAGTACATCGGGCAGACTGTCAAGGTGTATGATAGAATCTTAGGTTCTAAGACTATCGTAGTAAACAAGATTAACCTTAAGAACGTATCTTACTACCAATCAATTGGTCTGAATCATATCTTTGAGGAGGTAGTGACTAAGACTACAGAGGATGTGGTTGTGATAGAGTACAAGGCTGTAGATGGTCCTATACCTGAGACTACTCCAAAGCCTAAGAAAAAACGCAAACCTAAGGCAGATGCCAACTCCTAAACCAAGAGAGCAACACGATGACTACATCACCAGGTGTATGTCAAACAATGAGACCTTAGATAAGTTCCCAGATGAAGAGCAACGCTATGCTGTATGCGAATCAATGTGGGATGAGAGAGAAATGTCAGCATTCAGCAAGTACCGGCAAGCCTTTGCAGAGGGCTCATACTCAGACTACCCTCAACAGGCTACTGAGAATGCTAAGATAGCACTCAGATGGGCAGAAGAGAATGGATGGGGAAGCTGTGGTACTCTAGTTGGCAAGGCACGAGCTAATCAACTGGCAAAGGGTGAGGCAATAACAGAAGAGACCATCTCAAGGATGGCAGGCTTCGATAGACATAGACAAAACTCACAACGTGAACTCGGAGATGGATGTGGCAGACTCATGTGGCTTGCATGGGGAGGGGACGAAGGAGTTGAGTGGGCACAACGTAAACTAAAACAGATAAGAGATGCCAAAGCATAAACACATAGAGACTCCAGAGGCAATGTGGGAGTTGTTTGAAAGATACAAAGAATGGACCAAGAACAACCCACGTTATCAATACTCACTTTCTAACAAGACTGGTGAGGCTACTGCTATACCATTAGAGAGACCATTGACTCAAGTAGGTTTTAGATGCTTTGCTGCTGATAATGGCAGTACAGTGAATGATTACTTTGCTAATACGGATGGGAGATATTCAGCGTATACTACAATCTGTACACGCATAGAGGAGGCAATTAGAAAAGACCAGATAGAAGGTGGGATGACTGGGCAGTACAATGCCTCAATCACCCAGCGACTAAACAACCTAACTGAGAGAGTAGATACAACTACTCAAGGTCAGGCAATAAATGATATTAAGGTTACTATTATTAAATAGTGTATCTTTGACATAATTCTTACTATACTACTAATAAGTGGTATAGTCCAACTATTGCACACAATGGAGATTAAGAGCACAGTGATATTTGAGCGCAACTTTGAAGCCTTGGCAAGTGAGTCCAGGTTTATCATAAACGAGGGAGGCTCAAGGTCATCTAAGACCTACAGCTTATGCCAGCTTATCATAGTCTACTGCCTACAGAACAGAGGCAAGGTAGTGAGCATCATACGTAAGACCTTCCCAGCCTTGAGGGCTACAGTGATGAGAGACTTTCTGGAGATCATGAAGGACTTGGATATCTACGAGGTGACCAAGCACAATAAGTCTGAGCACATCTACACCTTTGACAATGGCTCAATAGTGGAGTTCTTTAGTGTGGATGATGAGCAAAAGATAAGAGGAAGGAAGAGAGACCTTGCATGGTGCAATGAAGCCAATGAGCTGTATTACGATGACTTCACTCAGCTGAACATGAGAACGGAGGGCAAGCTAATCTTTGACTACAACCCGTCTGAGTCTAACTCATGGCTGTATGAACTACCAAAGGAAGAGAGCGTGCTTATCAAGTCAACATACAAGGATAACCCATTCCTGCCTGAGAGCATCAAGAAACAGATAGAGGATCTCAAGCGAACCGATGAGGCACAGTACCAGATTTATGCCTTGGGTGAGAAAGCCATCTCTAAGAGCAACATCTACAGCAACTGGTCATTTGTTAAGCATAGACCTGCTAAGTTCACAGAGTTTGTCTATGGGCTTGACTTTGGATACAATCACCCTACTGCATTGGTCAGAGTCTACTGGAGGGATAAGGACCTATACATTGAGCCAGTGATCTATGAGAGCTACCTAACCACTACTGACCTGATTGCAAGGATGGACCAGTTAGGCATTGATAAGAGTGTGAACATACTGGCTGACTACTCAAGACCTGAGACCATTGCAGAGATAGATAGGGCAGGGTATTACATTGAGAATGCTAACAAGGTAGTCAAGAAAGGGATAGATAACATCAAGACCTTTGGTATAATCTGTGAAGACCACCCTCAACTTAAAAAGGAGTATGAGAATTACAAGTGGAAGAAAGTAGGTGACCAGATAACAGATGAGCCAGTCAAACTATGGGATGATGCCATGGATGCCATACGGTATGCAGCTACCTACATCAAGGAGAACTACTTTACCGATGATAGTTATTTATCCTTCTAATAGAATCTCAATCTTAGTACAATATAGGTATGGCAACAACAATCATAGCACAGCCTCAAGACTTCACTCCTGCATACAATGAGTGCAAGTTCATAGTCAACTCAACCAACGTCAATAAGGATGGCTTCAGATATATCTTTGAGGTATTCGAGGCAGGCACAGCAACAAGGATAGGATATTACAAGGCACTGCCAACATTCGGCACTGGCTATGGTGAGCAAGACTTATCTAAGCTACTAAGCAACATGGTGAGCTTTGACTTCAACCCTACAGTAACAACATTCTATGATGCGGCTAATAGCTACTTCGAGTATGATGTCAAGATAGGTGAGGAGTACATCTATGAGCTGAGCTACACAGCATCCTTGGTGAACAATGCAGGGAACGTTCGTATCACAGCAACACATGCCTTCGTGGTAGGTGACCAGATAAACATAACCCAAGCAGTGGGAGGCATAGCAGCCAACCCAGGTGTTGAAGGACTGCACACTATTGTATCAGTAGTTGGCACAACATCATTCACTATCAATGCCTTATGGTCAGAGGTGACGGATGCAACCATCAACGGGACTGTGAAGTATGCAGACAATAGAAAGACCATAGACTTAGATATAGTGAGCACCTTAGATAAGTACGTGTTCAACGGGGTACAGCCTTGGATTGACATGCCGTTCTGGGATGAGACTGACTACACACTTGACAACATACATGGGCAATGGCTCACAGACCAGCCTCAAGTATTCAGCTGCACACCTGGTCAAGACTTATGGCTCAACATCAAAGACCCAGGCATAGCACCAACTAACAAGCGGGTGTACTTCAAGAACGATAACAATGACATATTCTACAAGTCAGTGAGTGGAGCTGACTACATCAAAGGTGTGGCAGTTGGTCCTAACAACTACGGTTCACTTACTTTGGTGAGTGGCACTGCTCCATTGGTCAAGCCAACAACTGAGACATATCAGATGTGGTACAGTGACGGTATCTTTAACCCTGTGAAGAGTTTAGCATACATAGTAAACATAGATAGGAGGGTACTCATCTCTGAGAGCCATATCTTATTCTTAGATAGAATGGGCTCATGGAGTAGCTTTGCCTTTCAGCTTAAGAGTTATGAGAAGCTGGCTATCAAGAGAGAGACCTACAACAAGGATGTGCCAGGCTACGTGACGGGCTCAGAGTGGAAGTATAATAGTTATGAACAGGGGGCTGTTAATTTCAACACCCAAGTGACTAAGACCATTGACCTCAACACCAACTGGATGAGTGAGAATGAAGGCATCTACTTCCAACAGTTAGTTACCTCACCACAGACCTATGTTAAGAACGTAGTGTATCACATCACAGAGGATGGAGTTCCGTTGTATGATGAGGATGGCTGCATCTTACATGTGCCTGAGAGCACTGAGTACATAAGTTGCAACGTGCTGAACACTAACTTTGATATACAGAGGCAACGCAACAAGAACTTGATCAAGCAATCAGTACAGATTAGGTTATCTAACAACGACATGATAAATGGTTAATATAGTACTAAGCACAGGTGAGCTTGATGTGGCTGAGAACGTATCAGTACCTATCACATTTAACATTGGTGACATCAGAGATTTAACATCTCGCAAGGGAACGTTCTCTAAAAGCATTGTGCTTGAGGGTACTAAGAACAACCATGAGCTGTTAGGTCACTACTACGATGTGAACATCCAAGCAGGAACATTTAACATCAACACGTTGACTAAGTGCCAGGTGGTTCAGAACGGGGTGCCAATCTTAGACGATGCGCTGCTACAGTTGGTGAGCGTGAACAAGGTACAGAACAACAACAGCTATGAGGATGAGGTAAACTACACCGTACTTATCAAGGATAGCAGGGCAGAGTTCTTTACAGCCATCACTAATGCTAACCTGACTGACTTAGACTTCTCAGACTTAAACCACGTCTTTGACTCATCTGCTATAGTAGCATCATTTGCACACACTGTAACAGATGGCTACAAGTACGTAATGCCATGGAGTGACCTACCTGACTACACTGCTAATGACTTCAAGCCTGGCATCTATGCTAAGACTTACTTTGACAGGATATTCGCTGTGGCTGGCTTCACATACACATGGAGTGAGTTAGCTGCTGCACACTTCGATAAGCTGTTGATACCTTACAATGGGGATACCAACAACCAAGACTATGAAGACTACAGGGTTGAGGCAACCAACACATGGACCACAACCAATGTGCAGGCAACGGGGTACAACGTTACCTTTGTTGAGCCAGTAGACTCAGGATGGACAGAGGTGATTGATAGTCAAGGTATCTTTAACCCTACAACGGGTGAGTACTCTTCACCATTCAGCACCAACACGAATGCAGGTGAGCATTACACTTATCAGTTGGCTATTGGAGGGACTATTGCCTTGGTCAACTCAAGTGGTGCTATAGCTCAATTGATACAACCAACCTTTATAGGTAACTCATACAACAGATATAGAGTCTTTGCGAGGGTATCAGTAGCAGGCAGTGGCAATGCTATTGTATATGGTCAACAACAAACAGTCTATTCAGGAACATTACCAATAGGAAGTACTACAATATTTTCCTTTGCTGAAACTCTTGATATACCCGTTACATATAATGGTAGTGGTGTGGCTAATGGTATTGATGCAGCAGACATACAAATTCTTGATGTGGGAGTTCAAATCACTACATTTGGTGATGCAGCACTTTCATATCAAGCACAGAGTCAAGGAGTTTGGAGGCTTGCAAGTAGCTTGCTTACACCTGCTGCCGTTAACGTAGTCCTTGACTTGGCATCCATCAACATGGTGATACTGCCATCTAACAACATCCAAGTGACGGGCTCAACCTTAGTCATGAACCAGTACGTGCCAGTAGAGATTAAGCAGTCTGACTTTGTTAAGGCAATCTTTCAGATGTATAACCTTTACATTGAGCAGGATGTTGATAACCCGTATAATCTAATACTTAGGCATAGGGATGAGTACTATGACTCAGGAGCCGAGAAGGACTGGAGTCAAAAGCTGGCAAAGGATAAGGCTCAGGAGCTCATGTTCCTGCCAGATGTAACTAACAAGAAGCTTAAACTAACCTATGCACCTGATGAGGATGGTCCTAATGTGGCATATACTCAAGCGACTGGTGAAATATACGGACAAATTGAATACACTTTTGATAATGAATACGTTAAGGACGTTGATACTAAGGAGCTACTGTTCTCCCCTACTCCAGTATATCGTACAATCTTTGGGGCTTATGTCCCTGCAATAAGCGGTCAAGCACCTAATGTGAACATCCGTATCTTATATGATGGTGGTGTTGGCACGTGTCAACCGTATGACATCATAGACTTCGGTACTACAGGGCAGATTGGTGAGACTGACTACCCTGTGATTGGTCACTTCAACGATCCGTTGTATCCTACCTTTGACATCAACTTCGGGACTAATGACTACTACTTCTATGAGACTGAGACGTTAACTAACAACAACTTGTACAACCTATACTGGAGGCGCACAGTCAACCAGATAAATGTAGGTAAGATGTTGACTGCGTTCTTTGACCTTGACGAGGTAGACATCCAGTCGCTCAAGCTCAATGATAGGATATACATCGATAATTCATGGTGGAATATTAACAAGATACAAGACTACAACGCCAACAACAACGGCTTGACCAAGGTTGAATTGATTAGTGTGGATACTGAGATTGACCTGGCACGATTCAAGACTGGAGCAGGACTGCCTATAGGTGATACAATAACGGCTGTGGGATTGGATAGCATCATACGTACAAAGACTGCCAACACAAATGTAATCATGCCAGGTGCGGATGCAATGGTGATGGGTAGAGGTAACACCGTAACGGCTGGCACTAAGGGAGTGATAGTAGGTGACGGTCAAACGTTGACCAATGATGGCATGGTGGTGAGTGACCTTACAGTGACTGGCACTATCAATGGTGAGGCTGTGGTACCGTATAAGAGGTACATTGCTACTTTACTACAGACAAGCACCACAGACCCACTTGCAACGGTACTTGAGAACACTATAGGAGATATTGTGTGGGATAGGTTATCAATAGGATACTATAGAGGTACATTAAACAGTGCCTTCCCTTCTGCTGATACAACTTATATATCTATATCGGGAACAGTAGATCCTGGACTTGTAACAGCGTATTGGTATAACTCAAATCAAATAAGAGTATACACAAGGGATACGTCACTTGATGCTTTGGCAGATGACTTGTTAACATATACAACAATAGAAATAAGAACATACTAACATGAATGAAGTAGAGATACCATTAAAGATAACGGGCATTGGTGCAATCAAGGCTGAGCTTAGAGACCTCAAAGGACAAATAGCAGATGCTACAGATCCTGAGTCATTAAGACAGTTATCAATGCGAGCTGGTGAGCTCAAGGACCAACTCAAGGATGCTAACGAGGCAGTGAATGTCTTTGCATCTGGCAGTAAGTTTGAGCAGGTTAGTAACTCTATCGGAGGCATCAAGGACTCATTGCTGAGCTTGGACTTTGAAGAGGCTAATCAAAAGGCTCAGGTCTTTGCAGGTGCACTTGGTAAGCTCAACCCTGCAGACTTAGCAAAGGGTATGAAGGGCTTGATGGGTACTATCTCCACTGTAGGTGGTGCATTCGTGAAGTTAGGAGCTACTATCCTTGCTAACCCTATATTTTTATTGGTTGCTGTAATCACTGTGATAGTAGTTGCTATAGGATTCTTTCTTAAAAAGATAGGTGTACTTGATGCAGTATTAAAGGCTATCATGGCTCCTATCATGGCTGTAATACAAGGCTTCAAGGATTTGACCGATTGGCTTGGCTTGACTGATAATGCAGCAGAGGAAAATTCAGCAGCCATTAAAGAGTCAGCAGACCAAAACATTAAGTCCATACAGTCAGAAATGGCTGCAAGAAAGCAGTTGTTTGATGTTACTCAAAACTTAAGCAATGAAGAGATATCTATGATTGAGGCTCAAACAGGCTTGACCATTGATAGATACAAAACAAAAGAAGACCTTGACATTGAAGAGATACAAAGAGTACAAGAGCAAAATGATAGGAGAATTGCAGCATTTGAACAAGAGAGCTCACTTAATGAGGAGGAGCAAAAAGAATATGATGGGCTTGTTAATGCAAAAAGAGATTCAGTCAATAAGATTATAGCACTTGAGATACAGAAAGTAAACAATCAAAAGAAATTAGCAAATGATATTGACAAGCAACTTGCAACATTATCAGCAAAACAAATTAAGAATGAGACTGAGCGTGCTAAAGCTATGCTTGACATCCAGGAGAAGGAGGCATTATCTAAGTTAGCAGAGGCAAGGAGAACGGCATCCCGTAGTGGTGACCTTGAAACGGTTAAAAAGATTGACCAGTTAGTACTATTGACTACACAGGACTTTCAAAAACAAAGACTTGAAATAACTAACAAAGGAAATCAAGGAGTAGCTAAGGCAACTACAGCCAGTGTAAGCAACACTGCTAAGGAAGTTGAGTCTGCACAGGATAAGCATTTGAAAAAATTAAGGGCTCAGCATAAAATAGACTTAGATCAAGCGGTCCTTGATGGTAAGACTAAGATGCAAATTGAGCAACTTAAGATTGACCAAATGATTAAGGAGAGGGAAGAGATTGAGAAACTTAACCTTAGAAAAACTAAGATTTTCAAGGATGAGATGGAGAGAGGTGCGGCTGTTACTGCAATGAATAAAGATATAAAAACTGCACAGGATGCCCTTGAAGCTGATAAAATTAAGATAGCTGACCAGGATGCTATTGCACGTATCAACACCATGATTACCTTAGAGACAGATGCAAAGAAAAAACTTGAGTTACAAAAAACATTGATTGAGGCAGAGAGAATTCAAACGGTGGCTAATAAAGAATTAACAAAGGCTCAAGTAGATCAGATAAATGCTAAAGCTGTTGAGGATACTAAAGCTCTTACTGACCAAATCACAACAATTGAGATTGAGGGTCAACAAAAGGTACTTGCAGCGGCTCAACTGGTAGCAGAAACAAAGCTATCTCAGGAAGCCTTTGCACTTGAGAGATTCAAAGGTACTAAGGACGAAGAGATTGCAGCACAGGAGTCATTCCTTGCAACACAACTAAGCACCCTTGATACTCAAAGAATTGCTGAGCTTGCGGCACTTAACTTATCAAAAGAAGAGATAGCAGCCATTAACGAGAAATACCGTCAAGCTGAAATAGTGGCAGAGGAAACAAAGGCGGCTAAGTTGGTTGAGATAGATACCAAAGCAAGAGAAAAATTAAATGAGAATATCAACGCTGGCTTTCAACTTGCAACAACAGCGGCTGGTGCTATTGCATCCATTCAAGATATCAACACAAAGAAAAAGCTTAAAGGCATAGAGAAGGGAAGTAAGGAAGAGGAGAAGATACTTAAGCAACAATTTGAGCAACAGAAAAAAATGCAATTGGCAATGGCTGTTATAAACGGTGCTCAAGCTATTGTTTCTATCCTTGCACAGTATCCTAAGTTTGATGGTGGGTTCGCTATGGCGGCTGCATTAGCTGGCTCAGTAATATCAACTGCTGCAAGTATAGCAACCATTGCAAGTACATCCTTTGAGGGTGGTGGTACTGCACCTGATGCTCCAGACCTAACAAGCGCACCTTCAACAGGTGGTATGGCTACTCCAGCAGTGTCATTGTTTGGTAGTGCCAACCAACTTAACAACGTAGGAGCTCCACAGGATGGGCAGCAGAATAATAACATCACAGTCACTGCAATAGTAAGTGAGACTGAGATGACCAACACACAGAATAGAGTAAACAAAATACAACGTAACGCAGAATTATGACAAGTTATCAAGCACTAATCAACAAAATTGAGGGATTCTACAATGACCATCTACAGGTTAAAAAGGTACACAGCGACTTCACAGAGCAACTGCCTAACTTTGCTACCAAGGATGAGCGTTATCCCCTGATATTCATAGCTCCTATTGTGGCTATACCTACTGAGAATACTAACACTATCAGCTTAGAGATATACTGCCTTGACATTATCCAAAAGGATCGTGCCAACATCACAGTGATCCTATCAGATTGCCATCAAATATTGGTTGACCTGGTGAACTATTTTACCTTTAGCTCAGACTATGACTTTGATATCTTAGGAGTGCCTACGCTTAACCCGTTAAACAACCAATTACTTGACTATGCTGCAGGATGGGTGATGACTATAGATGTTGACATGAGTAACTGGACTGACTGCCAAGTACCTCTTATAACTAATTTACCAGCTTAATACAATATAGGTATGGCGAGCAGACAAAAGATATCACAGATGACCCCTAAGGGGGCTAACCTTGAGGCAACAGACTTGCTTGAGATAAGTGAGGATACTGGCTCGGGCTACGTTACTAAGTCAATCACTGGTCAAGAGATAATTTCGGCTGGCTCTTATGGGCTGTATGCACAGACTGCCTTAGGTACTCTTATAACAAACACTATCACAGAGACCTCTTTAGTGGGTCCAGGAGTAGGCACATTATTTGTTCCTGCTAATGCGTTCAGTGTAGGCAATAGCTTTATCGCTAAGATGTGTGGCAACCTATCATGTGCAGGTAATGAGACAATACATATCAGAGTAAAATCAAACGGTATTACTATAGCAGATGCAGGAGTATTCTCTATGAAGATAACAACTGATAAATATTTTGAGCTTACTATTGACTTCACAGTTACCAAGATTGGTGCAGCAGGAGTGGCTGAGTTGTTTGTCAATGGGCAGTACAGCTACAATCACAATGCAGCAGGTGAGATAGCAGGTAATAACTTTGCCTTGATAAGCAATACTACCTTTGACACTACTGTAAGTAATACGCTTACTATCACTGCTGAGTGGGGACTTGCTAAGACTGCTAATAAGATTCAATCACAGAACTTTGTACTAAATAAAATATACTAATAAATAATAAACATGCCAACAGATAACGACATCTTAATAGCTAATCAAGGAACTTTTATCCTTAATAACACAGCTACAAAAACAACAATTATTAATGCTATAGTAGCGCTTGAGGATACTGTGTTTAGTGCCATTAGAATAGCAGGCACAGACGTGAAGGCAACTTATATTGCTGCACCAGCAACGGCTGTTAAGGCAGGTACTATCATACGTGCTGTCAATGCTCAACAATTTAGTGGTGTTACTTTAACAAGTGGATCTGTAATTTTAGTACTATGATAAGTGCATTGAACTTTAAGATAGGTGGAGGGGGTGCTGCTCCCACACCTGCACCCGTTGGACAAACTTTAATGAAAACGGGACAAACTACAAGTTACAGAACAGGTGACGATGGAGACATTGAGGCGGGACGTGCTACCTCTTTTACAGTACTTGCAAGTAACAACCCATGGGGTAATACTAATAGATTTACGGATACTGCGGGCGGTCAAACATATACCAATAGGATTAGAGTAGATTGGTCAACTTATAACGGTTCAACTGTTTTAGGTTATTATCAATTAGCTACTCCTTTATCGTATACTTGGAATCAGGCAATTGATTGGGCTTTAGCTCTTTCAATAAGTACTTTTACAAGTGGGTGGAGGTTGCCAA